ACGAATAAGTTTTTGTGAGTCTTTTTTTACATTGTTCATAGCTGCACTTGTTACTGGTGCTTCCGATAAAATCTTTGCTGCTTTTTCTGGATCTTTTTTAATAGCTTGTTTACAATCTCCTGGCAAACCACCGTTAGATAAAAATTTACAAAATTTTAATTGTTCTGGTTTAGTAAGTTTTTCAGTACTATTTATTAATTGATTTGTTCCTTCATTTAACATTGCTAATGTTTTAGTTTTTGTTTGAATAACAAATCCTTTTTCTTTTGATAAATCAATTATGTTTTGTTTTGCTCCTTTAGAAAAATTATCAAAATTTGCTACATAATCTTTAGGATTTAAATTATTTCCTATTCTAATAAGAGGAGTGTCTACATTATTAGCACTTGCAAAATCTAAAGCTTTTTTATTATAATTGTCTACACTACTAAAATCACCTTTTAAAACTTTTTTAAAAGTTTTTCCAAAATCTGCATCAAGTGTGCTTCCTTTTAATTTGTTAGTATTAAAATCAATAACTTGTCCTGCTTCTGTATATCCAGGAGCATCTTTAAAAACAGATGCTAATGGGATTACGTGATCCACAGCTTTATTTGCTGTTCTTAATTTTTTTAAAACTTCTTCTCCAGTTCTAGGGGGTAAACCTTTAGCAGCATCAGCAATTGCTAATTGCACTTCTCTTTTTGAACCAGCTTCAAAACCAAAATCAGAAATACGAGATTCAATGCTTTCTAAAATATCTCCTAATTTATCTGGCTCAATATCTTTAAAACCTTTTATTTTTTGTTTGGAACCTGGACCCACTACTTCTAAAAATTTGACTATATTTTTTCTAGCAGCAGTATCATAATTGTATTTACTTGTTAAAGACGCACTATTATATTTTTTAGTACCAACCATAGCTTCCGCTACATCTTGAGTTGTGGCATCAGGATCTTGAACAAAAACATCTCTAACTATTTTAATAAATGGTTCTCTTTTTAATGCTTTTACTTTTGCTGTTTGATCAGCAATTTCTTTACCTGTTGTTATTTTAATTTTATTTTTGTAATCAGGATCCTTTTTTAATCTATCAACCGCTGTTTGTATTGTTGCAGGAGAGGTATCAGGAAATTTTTTAATAATCTCATTAGCTGTAAGAGAAGTTTTAGATTTATTTAAAAGTTTTTTTACAGCCGTTATTGTATTTTCTTTACCCCCATAAATTTCTCTAGGTCCTTTTAAAGGACCACTGTTGGCTTTTATAATTTCTAAAGATTTTTTAGGATTATTTTTAAATCTGTAATATTCTCTTCTTCCAGGACCTTGTGTTTTAATGTCCATCTGAGCAGTAATAGCTTTCCATAAAGCAGTGTTACCTGCTTTTGCTTTTTCTATTCCACTATTAGTAATTCCTATTTTTTCTGCTAGTTCAGTTCTAGTTATAAATTCGGCCACTATCGCCTCCTAGTAAACATCGTAGCGAGGCCGCCTTCTTTAAAACTATCTGCACCTAAGTCATCGTCTGTACCTGAACCACCATAAGGGTTTGCTGATGCAAACGCAGCTCCACCAGCATACTGGCCACCACTTGTTCCATCTGGTCCACCAAGTTGACTTGCCTGTTCATCTCTTTGTTTTTGAGCTAAAAATGCAGCTCGCTCTGCTTCAGCTTTAGCTTTTCTTAATTCTTCGGCTTTTGCTGCAGCGTCTACATTAATTTTATTAATTCTTTCAACATTAGGTCTAAAAATATTTTTTACAAAATTTATAGGTGATATTTTTGAATACGCATTTACTAATGCAGCTGGAATTCCTAATATAGATTCTATAACTCCTGGCCCTGTTCCTTGATAATCTGATTCACCTAATAAATCATCTCTATTAAATTTTGGTCCTGGAGGAGTGATTGGTCCATCACCGCCACCACCTGTTTGTAATTGTTGATTAATAATCCCTGTAACCTGTTCTGATTGTGTTGTACCACCTGGTGTGTATAAACCTCTTGCTGCTAGCGCATCCGCGATCTCTTGATCTGTAAAGTTATAAGCTTTCATTGAATCGTAAATCTGTAATGCCTGACCTGTTAATGGATCACCACCCATAAACAATCCGACTCGACCGCCTTCTGCAAAATCAGATTTAGTGCCTACCTTTGTTAGCATTATGTCAATCAATTCATCAACAGTCTCATTACCTTTTAATTTTGTACCTAGAAAAATTTCTGCTGCTTCATAATCTATACCACCACCTTTTTTTCTGATTCGTGATATCAACTCTGCAGCTTTTAATCCTGCAGGCATCTCATCAAAGCTGTCATACAAACCATAACCACCAGGATTATTCATATCTCTTGTTCTGATAAATTTATTAGCCACTCCTGGATCTACATCCTCTAAAAATTTTGTTGTGATTGGACCTGATCTGAATATCTCCTCTTGTTTTGCAAGATCCACTGCTTTGTCCCCACCTTTGAATAGACTCATCAAACCTTTTAGAGCTCCACCTGATACCATTGGTACTCTGCCACCATCTGCTTTTTTATCTCTAAACAAAACCTCTATGCCAATTATTCCGCCGTCCGCTTTGTTTTCAAAAAGCGATCTCTGTAAATCTGCTAAAGGCTCCATTTCAATTTCTTTAATTTTAATATTTTGACCTCTGATATAATCTGTTAGGGTTGAGTAACCCATATCGTTTGCATTGAAAGCGTCGATTACATCTTCATAAGTTTCGAATTCATCCATCAGTAGTATTCCCTATCTATTCGCGGTAATGGGTCTTCTTTGTAATCGTCAGGTAAGTTTACAAATCCTCCCTGTCTAAAACGCATTAACGCTTGTGTTGTACTGTCCACCAAATCGTCGTGATCTCCAAACGGAAATGATGCACATTCTTCTATAACCTCATCCGCGAACTCTTCGTCGGGCGCCCAAATCATCCCCGACTCGAACATCGGAGCGACAGCGTTTACTCTAGCAAATTTATCTTGTCCTTTGCTAGGAGTAAAGTTTATAACAGGTATTCCGATCTTTCTCAACTCATAAGTTAATGGCTGACCAGATGCTTTTGCTTCTATAATAACCGTATCAGGATTCCAATATTTATATTGTTCTAGTGCTTCTTTACGAAGTTCTGGAAACTCGAGTCGTTCTTTGTGAGCATCGAGTAATATTAAATTAGCAGGACTATCTTCATCAGGATAAAATACTCCCCACGTAGTTATAGCAGAAAAGTCTGCAGTTTCTTTTTTACTAAATGCTGTGTCATAACTTTGAATGATATGTTGCAAAGGTGGTATCGCTGGCTTCTCCCACACTTTCCACCATTCACGTTTCAAGATTGATCCTTCTTCTGCCGTTGGGTTTTGCATCCACTGTGCATTCCATTTACCAATTGAAAGTGAAGCTCTAACACCTTCTAGCTCTTGCTTCTTCCAATACTCTGGCCAGATAGGTTTACCTGATGGCATAATAGCTGGAAACTCTACGATATGCCATTTATCTGCTTTGACATTTTTTTGTGAGTTGATCAACGCTCCGGTTAAATCTTTTTGACTCCACCGAGTCATAACCACAACGATTGCTCCACCAGGTTGCAAACGTTGTCGTGGACCTGACGTATACCACTCGTAAGCACGCTCCAGCGCTTCTGGATTCATTGCGTCTTGTTCCGAGTGTGGGTCATCGATAATCAATAAATCCGCTCCACGGCCCGTGATCGCCGATCCGACACCGGCTGCATAATATTCGCCGCCCTGTTCTGTTTCCCATTTACCCGCGGCTTGCGAATCTTCTCTGAGTCTTGTTTGAAAAACTTTTTGGTATTCGGGACTATCAATTAAAGTTTTAGCTTTACGTCCAAACCGGAGCGCGAGTTCAGTTGTGTGGGTTGTTTGAATTATTTTTAAATCTGGTTTACGTCCCACCATCCACGCAGGAAGTAAGAAGGAACTAAATTCACTCTTCGTGTGCCGCGGTGGCATATTAATAATTAATCTTTTAATTTTGCCTTTGGCTATTTGATCAAACTTATCTGCAATCTCTTTGTGGTGTCTGCCTTCAATAAACTCTGGCCACATTTCTTTGACAAAGGCCATAAAATTATTTTTTATTTTTTCTTGTTTCTCTTTTTGTTTTTTGAGCATATGCAGTTGTGCATATTCTTGTTGACGCTCAAACGATAATGTTCGGGTAAAACTCTTCTCTAGATATTTCGGTTTCATAAAATTTTTGCAGAATTTTTTTCACTTCTGTTTTGTTTCGGTTTTAAAATTACCACAGATTTAAGTCTAAAACAAACTGTATAGGTGTATGTCTTGGGACCCCTTTTTGTTTTGGGGTGGGTGGGCCCATAGTTTGCAAGCACAACCTGAGATTGTTTGGGACCCCTCGGGGTGGGTGGGCCCAAAGGTCACGAGCTATGTAGTTATTGCATAGGGTATGGGATTAATCCCATACCCTATATGTTGTGTCAAATGTTAATTAATATTTATATCGCGCCAGTTCCTTTCATTCCAAAATATGCGAGCAATCCTATTACTGCAATTCCTATTAAAAATAATATTGTAATCATTATGCAACCTCGCTAGTGATCCAGACTTTACCAACCGCGCTTCTATATCCTTGTTGGTCAAGATCATAATAAACAATATATCTAATATTATTATCCTGATCTTTTACAACCTTGCTTTTATCAGTCCATTCTGCGCGTCTAGTTATTTGTCTAGTGTCCTTGCCGTTCTTTAGCTTCGGTCTAGCAACGCCGTTATGTGTGTTAGGTCTATAAGTTATAATAAACTTTTGACCTATGTTTAGTTTGTCAATCATATTATCCTTTCTATGTTATGGGATTTTATATCAAATCCCATAACATTAGTCAAGCCCTTTATTGTTTAAAGTTTGGAAGCGCTTGGAGGTCTTGGTTCCAACGTAATCCAATCTTTTTAGATACATTGTCAAGAGCTAGTGCAAGACTATCAGGCGTTCCACTTTCCATAACAACATCAAGAGCTTTTGTTTTAAGGTCTTTAAGTTGTTTTAGTTTAGCGCCTTCAGGTCTTCTCTCAATCTCACGTTCAGCAAGTGTTGAAGCCCACTCCCGCAGTTGATCCTCACAATCGGATAGTTCCAATCGGTCAGCATATCTTGAGCCCTGTTCTCTAAACTTATAATTAAGCTCTTGATCTTTTGGTTTTTTCTTCTCAAAAAATGTCAGCGCTGTTGCTCTCGCTTCCTCTAACATTTTTTCTGCTTTCCTAAAATTATCTATGATTTTTTCTGCGCCAATCTTTTTAGATAATTTTGCAACCGCTTTGTCAGTTGCTTCAGTTTTAAATTGTTTAACCAATAACTCTTGCTCGTCAATCATTGGGTTAAACTGCCTTTTCACCTTGTCCCTAAAATGGTCAAGCTGATACTTGGTCATTGTTTTACTCATTGTGTTATCCTTTCTTATGTTATGGGATTTTATACCATACCTCGGAAATTAAGTCAATCTTTATTTTTATTTTTTTTTAGGGGAGGGTGGGCCCCGAGGTCACAAGCACAACCTATGCGTGTATGCGACATTATTGTACTTTACATTATGGGATATTATGTTATTACTAGTTTAATTAAAGAAAGGATAAATATATGTTTAAACAATTAGCAGATGTCAGTCTAAAAAGTTTAGATATGATCAATAAGAATGCAGATGGTATTTTAAAACTAGCTGAATTCTTAAAAGAAATGCAAGACAATCAAAATGCAATGGCCACTAAAATTTTAGAGCTAGAAAAAAGATTGGAGATGTATGAGCGACCAAAAAATTGAAGCGCTTGAAATTGGTCTTTATGAAGACTACCTGGAAGAGCTTCAAAAGAAATACTATGGAGGCATTAACAAAGTTTTAGGTGAACCTTGGTTTACTAAAACTGATGCCGAAATGGAAGCAGAGGCAGAAAAAAAAGTAAAAGAATTTATGGATCGTAATTCATAAATAGTCAGCAGGGATCTGACTAATCTTCAACGAGGTCCGGGATGGAGAAGAGATAGGGTTGTTTACCTCTCGTAACTGTCTCGGTCCTGCTGATCCCTGGTCCAGTAGCTACGTGCCGGATAAGCTCCCGCGGGGCAACTACTGGACCAGGGATCAGTCAACGCGCCGCCGCCGCTAGAACACAGACAGTCTGGCGTTGGCTGGTCAATTTATCTTTTCAACCGGTGCGCGGGCGCAAGCCCGCGAGCGGGGGGGAGGGTGGGCCCCGAGCTCACAAGCAGAAAAAAAAAGTTGACAAGTAAGAATAAATAATTATTATGGGATATTATGAGAATTGAGAAAGCAAAAGAGATTACAGGAAGCCTGAGCAAGCCCAGCAAGATGCCGGGCCACGCTTACGGCCTGCCGGCTAAAGAATGCAAGACCGGGGGCAAGCTTCAAAATGTTAAGGGCTCCACGTGTTACGGCTGCTATGCATTAAAAGGCTGTTACGTTTTCAAAGTTGTGCAAGATGCACAGTATAAAAGATTAAAAGCAATACGCCATCCATTATGGGTGCGAGCGATGGCAATGCAGATCAACAGCAAAAAAACAAAATTTTTTAGATGGCACGACTCCGGAGATATCCAGGACCTGAAACACCTGGCCAAGATCTTCGAAGTGTGTAGACGCTCCCCGGATGTTCAACACTGGTTACCGACGCGGGAAGCGTGGACGGAGAAATACCAGGACAGAGCGCCGGAGAATCTAAAATTAATTTTTTCTATGCCGATGGTCAATCAGGAAGCGGCGGGCAAGTTTAAATTCACCTCGACTGTAACAACAGACCCGAGCAAGGCGACTTGTCCCGCTCCGAAACAAGACAACGAGTGCAAGGACTGCCGGGCGTGTTGGGATAAGAAAGTTAAAAACGTTGCCTATCTGGCCCACTAGTTTAGAATGATTCTAATGTGGCATCATCCAAAATATTACAAGGAGCTCGAGCGGATTCGCAAGCAGCAGGAACAAGCGGACAAGCGAGCGAGCGAGCGAGCACGGCGGGTGGGTGGGCCCACGAGCAACGAGCCGACGAGCGAGCAAGCAAGCGATCAAGCGTCCGAGGAGGACTCGAGCAACAAGCGCTGAATGTGGTCCCAATCATTCATTGCGAGGGAAGGCGTTTCGCGGTGGTCTGCAAGCAGACCGGGGAGCGCGGTGCTTTTATACAACTTTATACATTTGAGGGAAGGTATCTGAACGAGTATAAAGTTACGTTTTATACGAGTTAAGTGAAACAACTTTTGATGTGGTGAGAAGTGTACTTTGTTGCCATTTATTACCTTGAGCTCAACCATAAAAAAACCACACTTATCATTGTATCCCAACAGATCTGGCACACCAAAGGATGCCCAAGATTCTAGTCTAGTCCACTGAATTTTAGGTGTATTCTTCTTAACTAACTGCCAAAATTTTGACTCTGGTTTCATCGTACATCGTACACAATATTGACTTATAATCGTACGTAATATAAAAGTCAAGAATGCCAAAAAAACCAACATTGACAGAGAATCAAATTAAGTTTGCAAACTTATTAGTGTACGAAGCTGGGCGTAAAAGTCCTGCAGAGTGTGCATTTGAATCTGGATACAAGACAAGACCAAGACAAGCTGCATCAGAGTTAAAGAATCCAAGGATATATCCATTGGTTGCAGCCTACATAAAAGAATTAAGACAAGAAGCTCAAGAGAAGTATGGTGTAAACTATCAAAGTCATTTGCAAGAGATGGCTAAGTTAAGAGATGAAGCTAGAAAGTTAAAGCAGATGTCCCCCGCCGTGACCGCCGAAAAGAATCGGGGCCAAGTCGGAGGATTATATATTGATAGGCAAGTTAATATCAACGCAAACGTAGATCTTAGTAAGTTATCTCCTGAAGAATTACAGGATAAATTAGATCAAATGTATGAAGAAGATATTAAAGATGTTACGCCTGGAAAATCAAAACCAGAAGCATCAGAAGTAAAACAAGACCCTGAATCCGATTAGTCATTTCATTTGCTCGGCAGTAATACTCGTGTATTTTATTTGCCGTTCTTTTTATTATTTCCATAAGTCACTCCTTGTGAGTTAGGTCCCTTCCTTGGTGGAAGTTGATCCCATTTTACATTGGGCATATTCTTTGTCAACGTCGGATTAAAGATTCTATTAAAGTTTTCTTTGTATAAATCTGTTGATGGTCTTGATCTACCATCATAATTAAATTTTTTATTTTTCATTTATTTTCTCCATTTTTATTATACACCCTCTTGGGAATACATTTCTATCACTAAATAACTCATCATTAACTTCATAACTT